GGTTTGTTTGGGCCTTCATACAAAATTATAGGGACGAAAGACCTCATGACCAAAGGTCATGTTGCAAAACTTGACATAAATATTTTACTTCTTAAACATCCACCGCAAAAGTTTGAAACATTTGAAGATGAAATACAGTTTATAATTACAAACGAGAAAAGAAATAAATTCATTCGTAATCTAGCTTGGGATCTTAAAGGCAATACACTTATACTGTTTTCACGAGTTGAAGGTCATGGAAAGGTTTTATTTGATCTCATAAATAATAATGTACTTGAACAGCGTCAAACTTTTTTTGTTCACGGTGGAGTGGGTGCTGAAGATCGAGAAAAAGTTAGAGAGATTACTGAGAATGAAAAAAATGCGATTATCGTGGCCTCCTACGGAACTTTCTCTACTGGTATCAATATTCGTAATCTTCATAATATCATTTTCGCTTCTCCCTCCAAGTCGCGTATACGAAATCTCCAATCAATCGGAAGAGTGCTCAGAAAGGGAACAAACAAAGTAAAAGCAACTTTGTATGACATAGCAGATGACGCAACATACAAATCAAGACGAAACTATACTTTGAATCATCTAATTGAAAGACTCAAAATCTACAATTATGAAAAATTTAATTATGACATCATCAACATCTCATTTAAAAAGTAATATGGGAGACGAATTCTACAGCATTCTAAAACTTGTATCCGGAGAGGAAATCTTCGCGATGGTTTGCGTGGATGAATCTGATGAAGAGCCTATCTTGATTTTACATAATCCAATCAAAATGAAACCACTCAATCAAATGAGTCAACTCAGTTATATTAAAGTAACTCCTTGGATGGAAATGACTGATGAAGATATGTTTGTAATGAAAATGGATAAAGTAATTACAATGACAGAATGTAAAGATCAAAAACTTATTAAGATTTATAAACAATATATTGAAGAAAAAGATTCTGATGATATGGAAGTGATTCAGTCTCGAAGTAAAAAAGGTAAAGTAAAATTATCGGGCGACCCCAGATTAGGTTATATTTCTAGTGTAGAGAAAAAAAGACAATCTCTTGAAGAGCTATTTAAATCTGATTCAAAGGAGCCTTAATTCCCTTCAAACCTCACAAAGGTTATTGTACACATATAACGAGGTCTTGTCAAGTATGGTGTTTTGACACTTAACATTTCGCTAAACTTGTCAATCAAAATAAATATGCTATAATGGAATATAGTTAAGACAAATAAGATGTCATGCCTAGAAAGAAGTCTGAGCACTATGTAAATAACAAAGAACTCTTAGAGGCATTGATAGTCTATCGAGAGAAAGTTGCTATTGCAAAAGAAAAAGATCTACCGAAGCCTAGAATTACCAACTACCTTGGATCTTGTTTTTTGAAGATTGCTACACACTTGTCATATAAACCAAACTTTGTAAATTATATGTTTCGTGATGATATGATATCCGACGGTATTGAGAACTGCGTACAGTATATTCACAACTTTGATCCGGCAAAATCAAAGAATCCTTTTGCATATTTTACTCAAATCATACACTATGCATTTTTAAGAAGAATACAAAAAGAAAAGAAACAGTTAGATATTAAGAATAAAATTATTGAAAAGACTGGATTTGATGAAGTTATGCATGTCGATGAAGGAGGAGCCTTGACAGGAGCAATGTCTGAGTATAATACAATTAAGGATAACATTGCACAGAAGAAGAATAGATGAGAGTTGCCATTATAACAGACACCCACTACGGTGCTCGTAAGGGTTCAAAACATTTACATGACTATTTTGAACTATTCTATAAAAATGTATTCTTCCCCTCGCTAGAGGAGGAAGGCATTGATACTATTATCCATATGGGAGATGTATTTGATAGTCGTAAGTCAATTGATTACTATAGTCTTGAGTGGGCTAAGAGAGTTGTATTTGAACCAATGAAGAAGTATCAGGTTCACGCAATCACAGGAAATCATGATTGTTACTATAAGAACACAAATGAAATCAACTCTCCAGAGTTATTATTAAATGATTATACTAATATAAAGACATATTCAAAAGCAACTGATGTTAATATTGGTGGACTAGATATTCTTCTTTTACCTTGGATAAGTGTAGATAATCACGCAGAGAGTCTAGAAGCAATTCAAAATTCTAAGGCAAAGATTGCAATGGGACACCTTGAGATCAATGGTTTTAAGGCAACTCGTGGACATATGATGGAAGATGGCATGCCAAAAGAAGTCTTTGATAAGTTTGACAATGTATTCTCAGGACACTTTCATACTCGTTCAAGTAATGGAAAGATTCATTATCTTGGTAATCCTTATGAAATGTTTTGGAATGATGTCAATGATCCTAGAGGGTTTACCCTATTCGATACAGATACTTTAGAAAGAGTTCCAGTTAACAATCCTTATAAATTGTTTTATAACATATATTATGAAGATACTAATCATAAGTTATTTAATACCACTGAATATAAGAATAAAATTGTAAAAGTCATTGTTCGTAAAAAGTCAAGTCCAAAAGAATTTCAGAAGTTTATTGATAAACTCTATCGATCAGAAGTTCAAGACTTAAAAATTGTTGAAAACTTTGCAATTGTTGAGAATGAAGACTTTGATATTGAAGAGGATGAAAATACAATTTCAATATTGAATCGTTACATCGATGAAGCAGAGATTGAGTTTGATAAAGGAATTGTAAAAAACATTTTTCGTGATCTGTACAGACAAGCCTGCGAGGTAGAATAATGTTCCTTCTTTCACTTAGACATCGTAGAG